TGCTCCTTTTCTGCTGCTACAAGGCCCTTCTTAGCTTCCTTGGATACTTTGTTAAGCGCTGCTTTGAACTCTTTCAGAGCTTTCGCGTCAGAGGCCTCTATTACGAGAACACCCTGCTTAATGAGGGGTTCGATCTGAGCCTGTAGCGCTATATAGGTTTCGATGGTGATGCTGGCGGACTTCCCTGGCGGAATAACTCTACGCCCGAGCACTACCGGTCTAGTTGTGAGTCTGTTTCGTCGTCTACGTGCAGGATCTCTTCGTGTTCCGGCAGTGTTTTTCAGTCTTAGTGCCATGAGTTCGTTTCCTTGTTAGTAGTTAAGCCGGCTATCGGCCCGTCTTATTATCATTTAATACAGGTTCGTGGGAAAAGTCTACTAACACTAACCTCTCTCCTAGAAAAAAGGGGGTGGGGGACAACCCCCACCCCCTGTAGTCAAACCTTAGTTGAGGGTCTCCAACTTACTAGAAGCTGTTGACATTCGGGAACGTCTGATCCTCATCCACAAGGTTGTTCATCTTGCCAAGTGAGGACTCTGCCACAGGAGCAAAGTCACCCGTGATAGCCGCGTTAGCGGTACCAGTCTTAGCATCCGAAGAACCTGCGTAAAGCTCAAGCTTACGACAACCGGCAACGTTACCAATGTACATGCCGATGTCTTCCCACGCCTCAAACGAAATACGATTTCGCTCTTTGTCAGCGTAGAACTTGGTCTTGTTAAGGATCATCATGCCACCGAAGAACTCAGGAGACGCGAAGGCGTAGATATTACCGGGGCGGAGAATATCCGTCTTCAAGGTTCGGATGTACCGACGACCGATAACGGTCTGGTACTTGAACCCATCAACAGTAGTCTCACCGGCAATCTTGTCGCCCATCTCAGAAGTAGTCCAGGAGTTGATGTCTTCCCAGTCCGTGTCAGTGATGAGGAAGCGGTCGCAACGAAGTCGCGATGCGCTAGCACCATTGCCAGGGAACAAGGAGAACAACTTAATCAGGTCATCCTTCTGAACAGGAACAAGGATATCCTCAGTCACACCGCCCGCTGCATTAAGCGTCGAGTCGGACTGGAAGAGAACATCATTAGCCTTGCACTTACCTACCTCAGGCACCTTGCTTGCAGCGTGCTTGACGTTGAATGCAGAGAAGCACGTAGTATCGGAGAAGTCATCTCCGAATGCCTGCGTGAGCCCAGCATCATTACAAGCCTGCTTCTGCAGGGATTGGCAAGCGGACTCAACATGTTGCAAGAACGTGTGGTCCTCGACCTCCTGAATATCCTTCACGACGTTACGACGGATGATCTCCGTAATAGGCATCGTGTAGGCCATCAGCTCCTGCTCCGTCTTCTCGTAACGCTCCGAACCAACAGTGTGGAACGGAACCTCGAAACGAGGCGCACTGTAGTAAACAGCGTTGGGCTGACCACGGAAGCTCATTGTCATGGCTTTGCTCTGTGGCTCAACTTCAACAATCTTCACTAACGTGTCGTGCTTAACAGAGACCTGGAGGTCTGCACGGGTTACGGTCTTAGGAGGAATAATCTGCCGGGTGAAGGACTCCTCACGCAGACGGTCTCGGATGTAATCCGAGGCCAAGGCTGCAATCTTTTCCTTACCGACTTCAGTATCCAACTTGGCCGAAAAAAGCTCGTTTAAAACTTCGCTTGGTACACTCATTTTTCAGCCCTCCCTTATGCTACGTCGTTGGCGCTAAGCCACTTGGGTGATTCGAAGATCATAACTTCAATAGGCTGTGAAGGTCCCGAAGCACCGCCACCCTCAACAGGGGCAGAGCCCGCGTTGATAACAGTACCCACGCACCAACCAGTCACTGCGTTGGCAGCTTTCACTACCGTTGCGAGAAGAGCCGAGCCGGGAGCACCACCGCCAACACCGCTAGCGGTGAGAGCTTCTTTGTTGGTGTCCAGCATCAGCAAGTCGCCTGCTGCTGGGACGTCGTTTGCCTTGAAGTTATAAAGATGTAATTTACAATGTAATGCCTGCATCCAGAGAACAGGTACTCGCTTGCGACCCGTTGATTGCAAATCGGAGCGATCCTTGTGGGACCACACCATCTTTGCACAAACGCCGTTGCCACCGAGCGTGTCGTCGATCGCGGTAGAAGCGTCTCCGCCAATACCGTTATCACAGATCAACCACTCGCCATCAAGCGGGGCTTGCGTTTTCGCGCTAACGTCAACATCACGGGTTTCAACCTTAAGTACCGAACTCATGGGCTCAACAGACTTGCCCTTGACATGTGCCTGGGTCTTATCAGCAGCTGTACTAGCCATTTTTAGCTCCTTTTGTTTTTGCTAAAAGTTAGTTCAATAAAAGTTAAAATTATCCAGCGCCTAAGATAAAGCTTTCTAATGCTGTATCAGAATCCTCAAGATCGGTTTCGGATACTGTGGCAAACGAAAAGTTTGGCGTAGCTAGATTCATCGCTTCCTTAATGACGTTAAAGTCCTTATCGGAATGAAGAATGGCTTCTACCTTCTCGTTATGAGGAACTGAGGGGTCACTAAGACCTCGCCGCTCCATCTCTGTCACAATATCTTCAGCCTGAGCGCGTTTCTCAAACTCGGCCAACTTACTGGCAAGCTTAGTGTTCTCCTCAAGAAGGTTCCTAAGAACCCTAGGGACCTGAGCTAGCACCTCGCTGGCCGACTCTTTAGTAAAATCGCTCATTTTATACCTCCACCTGGGTACGGGCTTTCCGAAGAATCGAATTCCTCAACATATCAGTTAAGCTGTTACTTTGTTGCTCCATCGCGGTCTCCGCACCCCCTTCTGGAGTACTCTCGCTAGCGGCCTTTTCACTGGTCGCTTCCTTCAGCATATCTGCTAAATTCAGCTTTAGGTTTGTGGATGCCTCGGCTTCCTTGGTAGCTTCAGTAGCTTCCTCTGCTTCGACCTCCACTTCATCAACCGCAGAGGCTTCTTTGGAGGCTGTAACAGTCTCCTCCGTAGTCTCTGTGGTGGGTGACTCTTTCTGCGTCTCTACGGTCTCCGTAGTAGCCGCAGCTAATGTTTGTAGTTTCTTAAGGACAGAGTTTATAAACTCGAAATCTCCTTGAGCCTTTGATCCTGCCTGTACGGCGATCTTCTCTTTTAGAGCTGACCGTACCTTGCTTGAGAAGTCAAAGGTAGTCTCCTCAGCAACACTGGCAGTTTTGGTTTGGTCTCTACGCGAAGCCAGAAGGGCACGAAGGCGATCACCAGCTACGGAAGCGGCTTTCTCTGCTTCGGGGCTCTCCTCTTTTGGAGCCTCAGCCTTACCGGGCTTCTCGGAGCCGAGCTTCTCGACCATAGCGGCCACCTGCTCATCTGACCAGTCTGGGTAGGCTTTTCGTACAGCTTCCTCTGCACCCATACCCTGGGCCATAAGAGCTTTGACCTTTCCTAGATCGGCTTCCTTAGTGAGCGTGCCACTGGAAATGAGAAACTCTACCGCAGAGGCGAGCTTCTCAACATATACGGGATCTACTTGCTCAGGCTGCGGAGTCTCGGTTGCCTCTTGCAGGCCTTCGTCAGATCCTGCGAGCCTCTTTAATAATTTATCCAAGTTCGACATATTGAATTTACTCCGACATTCTAAGCAAATACATTGAGGGGCAAATATAGGATACCATCGTTAGTATTCCTGTCATACTGTGTGTGCCCCTTTAGTAGTTATACGATAATGACCGGGGAGGGTGGAACCCCTCCCCGGTCTAATCACTAACCTAACAGCTCGGCAATAGCCTCGACGTCGTAGTCGTTAGCGTCCAAGATCTCAAGAGCACGGGCGGTGATAGTATCCTCGTCCACGTTCTCAGTCTTGTTAGCCAGCTTCTCAGCAAGAACCTGCTGAACACTACTAGTCTTCGTCGTGTTAGTCTCTAACGCCTCAGCGGCAGCAGTAAGAATCTCCTCTGCACGCGCCATAGCAAGATCCTCTACACTACCAGTGGTAGTGGTAGTGGTGTCTTCCTCGGTCGTGTCAGAAGCAGTCTTAGTGACATGCTCGCTGATCTCGTTTAGCTCGTTGTAGAACGCATGAGCCATCGTGCGTCCCAAGAAGTCTGCCTCTGCAAGCTTCTGCTGAGCGTCATCATCGTTAGAGGTAACTACCTCAGTGTTATCCGAGCCTGCTGCTGCGGTCTTCTCCGAACCCTCCTCAAGAACCTCGGACAAGATATCAACGATATCGTCGTCGCTAAGTTCACTGAGATCAATTCCCTCCTGCGAGGCAACCTTTTCTAGTTCATCGAGGAGCGCAGCCTCAGCGGTCTTTTCAATGGAAGTGTCAGTCTCCTGAGCAGTTCCATATGCTTGTGCTAAAAGTTCATTCATCGGTCTTTCTCCTAAAAAAGAAAATAAGAAATAGTGTTACCCGGTGTTCCGTCTTCGAAAAATTGGGGATAATTCATCTCAGTACTTACCTTCAAGTTATTTTCGCCAGTAGCGAAGTTGTGCCGCCTTCCAGCTTACCGCTTTTGTGGAGTGTTGTGCCTAGCCTAGCTAAACCAAACGCCATAGCTGCGGAAAAGTTTGGATGCGCCTCTACGAACTTGTCTACAGTGCTCAGGGGCATACCGACACGTCGTTTTTCTTTAACATACGCGCCGTAGAGGTAGGCCAATGACCCAAAACCCACAACACCGAGGGCAGCTGGTGGGATGCCCGCAGTCTTATGGCCTAGGACAAATTGATCCTCCAGCCGACTTTCACCAAGGTAGTTCATAATATCAGTATCTTTCACGGAAATTTTCTCTGATATCTCAGATATTTTCTCCATCACGTTAACTCGATATCCATTATAACCAGCAGATATCGAGTCTAACAACTCGTTACTGACATAGTGTATATCGTTACTATCACTAGCGGAACCCATTTTAGTAATAAATCTTTGTGAAACAAAGGGTTCAAAGGCACTCCTATCCTCTAGGACAGGAAGTAACTCATTACGTATATCCTTATCATAGTGTGCAGGATCTCCAAAAGAAATACTTTTGTCGACCTCCGAAACGGGAGCAAAGACCTTGCCTGCCGCCTCCAGTTCAGCGGCCAACTTTTCGTGGCCTAACTTGATAAGTATGATCTTCTGGAACTCTTGAGGCTTTAACACGATACCTAGGGAAGAGGCCGTAGTGAGTCCAGAAGACATGGGCCTAGACGCCATAATGCGTATTGTTCTTGGCCCTAAAGAGGGTTCTCTTCGAGCCACACTGTCCACACTCTCGGCCGTACCGGGAATGCGCTTCAGTATATCAGAGACCTTCTGCTTCCAGGCCTTCTTCGTTAGAGATCTAAGAGAGGGATCAGTAAGCCCCGCCGTTTTCGCAGCGTCTACCGACAACTCCCCGTTCGCTGAGGCCAGCTTGTTCATAGCGTAACTGGTTCTGTCAGCACCTATTGCCACAAAGCTGAGATCGAAGAAGCGTGGGTTGGGGTTAGTGACGTAAACCTTTCTTCCATCGTCCAGGACTCGGCCCATCATAGCACTGGCGTGCTTACAGTAGTCCGCGCGCGTGCGCGACTTGTTTCCACAGATAGAGCACACGTCGTGCTTAACCTTACAGCCCATACTAACCGAGGGATTCTCCCCAGCGTCTAGAGATGTTAGCAGGTCGCCATGACCCATAGCGGCCGTCTTTTCCCGGTCAAGCTCGATAATAAGCTCGACTCTACGCATAGAGGGGTTGTACTCCGCCACCTTTATTTGACCCATAGACTTCTCTGGGTCTTTATTCTTGTGGTGACGATACACACCTGCGTTCAGGAAGGTGCGGTGCCCGCTGTGCTCAGCCGTTTTGCTAAGCTCTGCTTCTTCAAAATAGTCTCCATTAATATTACTGCCGTAATATTCTCCGGACCCCAAAGCATTAACCAGTACATATAGTTTTCCCTCTTTAGGCTCTATGTTTCCTATGTACTCCCTAACGGTTGGGTGGAGATCGCTAGAAGCTGTCTTTACAAGGCTGCCCTCTGCAGTTGGCACTATGGCCTCTACTAAGGGAGAACCTGCCTCGTCTTGTCCGGGAAATGTTACGTACTTAAGCATGTGACCACCCTATAGAAGTCCGCCGAGGCCGGAGATTCCGGAACCGCTAAACGCCTGAGACATGAGTTCCTTAGACCCGGCATCTCGTACAGCCTTCTCAATGTTTGCGATAGTAGCGAGGTCGTTCTGCTGGATGCCCACGTCTTCGAACTCAAGCTGCTTCTTCATAAAAGCGCCCGATACGAGAGGGTCTAACGCCATCTTCGGGGAGAAGCTGTACAGAGTTTTATGCAGCTTCTTAAGCTTACCCTTATTTTCGTTCTGCATCCACTGGTTGCCTTCTTCCCGCATCATTCGCTTAAAGCCAACGTTTCGCATAAGAGGGTCTTTAACGCCTCTATACCCTGCTTGTGCGGCTGCACCACCTGCCCCAATTGCCACTCCAGCCAAACCTAGACCGGCTCCAAGAGCCAGAGCTTTACCAAAGGCAGAGCCGGCAGTATGCCCACCAGCTACCATCGACCCGGGATTTTGCCCGGGGACAGGTGTTCCCGGTCGCGTGAGACTACCTCCGCGCCCGGCACCAAACGCGATGTCGTCGCCTATGTTCTTTACGCCGCTCCACATCTTACCGGGAACTCTTTTTGTGGCAGACCACAAGTTCCTGAGAGCGCCCCAGCGCGCTTCCTTATCTATCCCCTGCTCTTCGAGGTTAGCCCTTACTTGAGCGGCGATCTTCATTTTAAGTTCTGTATTCATAAGTAATAACCTCAATTAGCCCCATGGATTTTGAACAGCCATCGACTGTACTTGGTTTGCTGCCGGTCCCCTACTAGGGGCCTGTTGCTGTGCTGCGTACGGGTTTGGTCGCTTCGGCAAGTTCTGCCGATTCTTATATAGGAGATATCCTACACCACCAACACCTGCGGTAATAAGCGGGTGCTTTGCCATGAGGCCCACAGCGCCCCCTGGCTTATAGTCTTGTTTGAAGTACTGCATCTGCCCATCGGGCCCTCTCTGCTTAAATACTTCAGGGACCTTCGCCCCTTTTGCCCCAGGCATTGTTATCTCTGCGCCGGTCTTGGGATCAAACTTGCCGGTACCCACTTTACCTTGAGGCAGCTTGGCCTCTCGGAGAAGCCGATCATACTCAGACTGGTTAATACTCTTGGCTTTACCTGTGGGTCGCATGCGTGTGCCGGCAAATCTCCCCCCCTGCTGCACCCTACCGAACAAGAAGTTCTTAACCACGTTACCCGACCCCTTTACAGGCGCAGCCGCAGCATTCCGTATGTAATGCATCGGATTAAGGAATCTCAGCTTGCTGGCTCGCTTCTCCAGACTTTGGAGAATTAGCGCTTTCCTTGGGGCAGGCAGCATCTATAGCACCTTCTCAGCTATGAGTTTAATATCCTGATCTCTCTTCGTGTTCGCGTTGTCGACAAGCTCCTTGAGATCAGACCGTTTAAGCAGAATATTATTCGTGAGTTCTGCTAAACCAGAAGCTTCCTTGTACAGTGGGTGGTCTATGTTTGCCTCTTTATCCATGCTGACTTTTTTGCTTAGCAACTTTTTCTTCAAGATAGCTGCCTGCACCTTATCCGGTAACTTAGTCTTTTGTCCACCCTTTAGGCCTGGCTGGTTGTCGAGGGCCTTGGTCTTTTCAGGGGCAGACATCTTTTCCAAGAGGACACCCATAAGATTCTCGTCGATGCCAGCTTCTTTTACTAAGAGGACGACATCCATGAGGTGATGTCCTTCCTTAACCAGGCTATCCATGGCGTGAGCCATCCTGTCCACTTTGATCTCAAAGGCGTTAGCTAGCTGCTCTAGGTCACTAGATGACTGCTTTACACGGTAACGTACATCGAAGTACTCGTGCATATCCTGGGCAGACCACCCATCACTGGAGGCTTCTTTGGACATGTCCTCAGATAAAAATACGTCATCCAAGGATACGTACTCTTCCCCGGGTACGTACGCGGCGGGCTTACCGACAGATACATGAGCAACCTTAACTACGTCTTCTCCTGCCGAGGCTATCTTGTCGTACTCTGCTAAGGGGAATGATACGTTATTTTCGTAACCTCCCTTGAATACACCCAAGAACGTGGCGGTGTTCGCGTGCTCAATTACTCGTCGAGTTTGCTGCTCATTGAGGCTTGCCTCCTTAGAAAACGATCTAACAGAGTCGTTAAGGGGCACCTGCTCAGACAGATAAGCATTCGCAGCCTTTTTACCAAGCACTCGGAGGTACTCAGGATCAACTGCTGTTTCTGCAGGCTCAGACAAGAATTGCTCTAGTTCATTCATAGTAGAAGCTCCATTTATTTTAGGTCACCTTCAGGACTTAGTATATCCGGTCTTGGGTGCTTGATCATAGATGCTAAAAAACAGTATGCCAAAGCGTGTAATGAGTCGTCGGTAGTTCCTGGTGCTCGGTCTAAGACTGTCGTCCTTCGGGTTTCGTTATATTCCGCGATAATATTAGCCATATCTTGCCCAAAAGGATATTCGAAATCTTCCCAACGTGGAAATAAGAAACAATTACCTCGGTTTATGGCGTTGATAAGGTCCATCAATACAGCATTACGGTTTACCATAAACCTACTCATGCCCTTATCATAGTATACCTTTTTGTTTGTATTTACATATTGGTATCTAATAATTTTTTGAATTCCGAATCTTCGGATGAGCTTATCATTGCGGTCAAAGCCCCCGCCGTAGTCAGCCCCAACCAAGGTAACCCCGTATCTTCGGATCATCTCTGTAATGATTTCTATTTGCCGCTCAGGCTCTGCCTCGTCAGCTTCTAGCCGCTTACAGTCAAATATCTGAAACCTTCCGGCTATGTACATACCTACCATTACGACTGTGAACGAGTTCTCCCCCGTTCCCCAGTCGATGCCCATGAATACATCCCCGATGGGCCTTTTGGTGAACCCAGGGATGCCAATAGTTTCCTTACAACAAGCGCGCAATGCCGCCTTTGTCAGTGGTCGGTCGCCACTATCGTAGCCCCTGCCCAGAACCTCGTTGTAGAACTGGCGTCTGGAATACCGCTTTTTCTTATCGATGATCTCATTCCAGTCTGTCCAAGAGGCTATGAGCTGCGATACTCGGTACCCCTCAAATGGTAGGTTAGTTCGAGGGTTAGGGTTCATAGACGCCCACTGAGCATCTGGGTGATCTGGATAAATCCTCTCAGAGCACTTGTCACATATAAGAAAGTTAGGGCCGATGTTGTTCTCACTGACTATGTTCCAGTGCCTGTAATCGCCTCCTCCGCAAGAATCGCAAGGGATAACCCACTCGTTCTGCGTAGAGTAGTTCTCCCAATAATAGCTGATGGTGTTATCCAGACTTTTGGGCGTGCCTGAGTAGCGGAGTATCTTATACTGGGAGTGAGACAGGGCCTCTTCGATAACAGGGATGACTTCGGTCAGAACGTCCTGAACCTCGTCTAGCAGCAGCATGTCTGCGGAGATACCACGAATACGATCTGCGTGGAGGAACGCGTACCGGAGTGTTACGTCAGACCCCGTAACAAACTTCTTGTACAAGACATTGTCCTTGGTACCCCTTCCTTCGAAGAATATCTTAAGTTGTTTAGATAGTTCTATAGGGGTACTGACTTTATCCCTAGAGAACGTCTCCGTCTGTTGCTGGGTGGGGCTGACAAATAGTGTTCTGAAGTGCTTCCTCAGAATAGAGTAGGTAAGGGCCAGGTTGCCGAGCGTAGTGCTTTTCTCTACCTGTCGTCCACACATAAGCAGCACCCTTTGTGCGGGTGTGTTATAAACAGGAATGAGATACCTTCTGCCCTTAAAGGAGAAGGAGTTAAGATCACCCTTAACCGGCATATACATACAGTTAGCGACAAACTCAGACGGTAACAGGTTGAGTTCGTGCGAGGCTTGGTTTTTATGGACCTTAAACATAGCTATAAAAAAATACTCGGTATCCTCTCTAGATCTATGGGCTCAAACGCGCACAGGTACGAGGTTGCTGAAACGCTCTCGGTGTTCTATCGCTTTAGGCTTAGTAAGGAAGAGCAGGATTTGGTTAAACAGATTATTAAAGATGCCTACCCCAGGTGCTCTGTGAGAATACATAATAGGCAAATGCGAATAGTTATTCATGATAAGTCTTCCTGACCCGTGTGATGAGCGTCACAGG